AAATCTGTATGTAGACCCTATCGCATATGATGGTGGTCTTGCAATCGGTTCAGCATTGCTTGAATATTATGAACATTTTTGTCACTGACCCAAATCCAAACATATCTGCACAATGTCTGCCCGACAAGCACATTGTCAAGATGCCATTGGAAACATGTCAGATGCTTGCCATCGTTGCATCTGATAAATGGGGTCACAACTTTGGCACACTACCTAAGTTAGATGGTACACCATACAAAACAGAGAAGGGTGCATTTCGTAATCATCCCTGTACTGTATGGGCACAGACGCATTGGACATGGTTGATACTGCATGGTCTTGCTTTGTGTAATGAATATACACACAGATACGGTAAGAAACACAGTTGTCATTCAACTATTGCACACTGCACACACATATTTCCTTTGCAAGAATCTGATCCTACAGAATTTGCATTTGCAGGTCCTGATGAATTCAAATACGACACCAGTATTGACATCTTCACTGCCTACAAACGTTACATTGCATCTAAACCTTGGGTTGCAAACAATTATTTGCGTGACCCATCTCGTAAACCCACTTGGATATTATGAATCCCATTGACACAAATCGTATCGCTAATGCACTTGAAAGAATTGCACAAGCACTAGAGCACTTGAACATAGAGCATGCTCACATAGATACAATCGATCACAATCACATTGAAAGTGACAATCCCGTTGAAGTAAACACACATTCTAAAACATGGTAAAATTATTTGCAGCATGCCCTCCCGTGTATACATTACCTGGTACATGGGATGATCCAGAGAAGATTAAGAGATGTCAAGAGACACTTATACCTCACCTCGAACTTGAACCTGAGACAGGGTTCTTAGTTTTCGTAGCACTCGTTGTCTTTGCTCTTATCATCTATGGTATATACAAAACCTTTGGTAAAGGTGGTGAAGGATTGAGAGATGAGATCAAAGAGCATGCTAAAATGCATGAACTTGGTATCGCTCATGGGCATGAAGGTGGTGGTGAAAGACCAATCATGTCACAGAGAGCACAAGAGCAAGACTATCCACAACATCATCATAATGATTGAATCCCTATACCTAGGTCCTGAGTACGATCTATCACATATTGAAGGCGACATAGTATGTTCTATGGACGTTGCAAAACTTTTGGAGCAACAAAAAATTGTTGCAATATTTCAAGGAAGATCAGAAGCAGGACCAAGGGCATTGGGAAATCGTTCTATCTTATATGATCCAAGAGATCCATACGGTAAGGATAGAATGAATATGGTGAAAAATAGAGAACCCTTTAGACCATTTGCTTGTAGTGTACTATTACATCATGCACACAATTGGTTTGACATGGGTGGTCTTACCGAATCACCTTTCATGATGTATGCTGTTGATGCACAACCTCATGCTTATGATAAGATACCTGCTGTCTTACACGTCGATAAGACATGTAGAATACAGACAGTAAGTATTCAAGATAACAAAAACTACTTTACCTTGATAGATTCTTTCTATCAACTGACAAAAACTCCTCTATTATTCAATACATCTTTTAATATGTCAGGTGAACCTCTAGTAGAGACACCAGAGGATGCCATAGATACATTTGAATCAAGTGCAATAGACTACTTGTATTTTCCAGAGGTGCAAAAACTCAGGGGAAAATGACTTTTCAATTACATAAATCTGGAAAAAAAATCTCCGCAAAATTTTCAGTCCTAGGGTTGAACCTATCAAATAATGGTTCAGTCTGTGTAATGAGAGATGGTGTATTAGATTTTTACCTTGAGTCGGAAAGAATTACTAGAAAGAAAAGAGATCATGCTGTAAGATCATTGATAAAATATGTTGATGATATAGATGCAGTTGCAATATGTGACTCTGATTGGTCAGAAGATTCAAAAAAACTTATATCTGCACTCGATTTGAACGTAGTGAGGAGTAGGTTCCCTGACGCAGAGGTATTTGATTATAGATTAGAACACCATAAGTGTCATGCTGCTTCAGCATTTTATAACTCAGGTTATGATGATGCTATTGCAATAGTGGTAGACTCTAATGGATCAAAGACAGATGATGGCATAGAGATAGAAACAATATTTGATATCCCATCTTGGCAGGTGCTACACAAGAAGTATTGGTCACCTGATGATCAAGGAATTGGTAAAGAGTTTGAGTTTGTCTGTGTCAATTATGGTTTCCATAAAGATGATGCAGGTAAGGTCATGGGACTAGCAGCACATGGCAAACATGAAGCATACTATGTACAGCAAGCATGGGAGAAAAGAGCACTTGAATTGTGTAGAATGTATAAAGATCGTAACCTTGTTTTATCTGGTGGATGTTTTCTCAATTGTGTGGTAAACTATAAGCTACAGAGGGAACTTGACGTTCGCATGAGGGTCATGCCTATTGCTCACGATGGTGGTACCTCTATAGGTGCTGCTTATCTTGCAACACTAAATAAATCACTCGCTAAAACACATGCCGACATACCCAATAAAGAACTTGAAGACAGGTGAGACTAAAGAACTCATGATGTCCATGAAAGAATATGATCAATTTAGAGAAGACAATCCTGACTGGGATAAAGATTGGTCTAAGGGATCAGGAGGTGTGGTAAGTGCCACGGGTGACGTGTATAGTAGGACAGATGGTGGATGGAACGAGGTGCTATCAAAAGTAGCACAAGTGCCAGGTTCAAAAGTCAAACCACAAAAAACTACACACTTCTAACATGCCACGTAAAAAGAAAATGTCGATCAGCGTCGGAGCTGGTATGACTGCGAAGCAAATGAAGAGAAAGAAACCATATAATTCTGACATCATGGTTGATGTCCAACCTATCACACCTAATCAGAAACACGCTTTTGCCTCATACAATGAAGGTAAAAACTTATTTCTTTATGGTGCTGCAGGCACGGGTAAAACTTTCATAACATTATTCCAAGCACTCAAGGAGGTTCTCGATCCTCTTACACCATATCAAAAGGTAGTCTTGGTAAGATCACTGGTGTCCACAAGAGAGATAGGTTTCTTGCCTGGTGACCATGAGGACAAATCAGCACTGTACCAGATACCATATAAGAATATGGTCAAGTATATGTTTGAGTTGCCTACTGACAATGAATTTGAAATGTTGTGGGGCAATCTCAAGGCACAGG